GTTTGATACCGGGTTAAGTACGGTATCCCGGAAAGTTGATACTTTTGCTGATGAGGCAAAGGCAATCCGCACGGAGATTCAATCCGTTCGGAAGTCGGTGTTGCCGTCCAAAGAGAAAGCTGAAGAAGCTCTCACATGGATGGAATTAATTTACACCGGACTTTTGATCATTCTTTTGGTCCGCAAATTCGTGGGATCAATGATTAATAAGGATAAGGCTGTGAAGAAAGAGTCAATATCCGGAATGACGAAAGTATTTGATGGAGTGATAGTTGCATTACTCGTGCCGGCCATGTTTAAGTTTGGACTGGAGGGAAGTGTAAGTTTCTTTGCTCGGATGATGGGTCTCTCCCGAATGATTTTGACTGCTATGAAAACTGGCGTCTCATTTGTGGGTTGGGGTTTGGGTACGAAAGACCAAACGAAGAAAGCTATCGAAGATGTTGAGCAAGACCTCGAAGGCAAAGAGGTCGAAGTGGCATCTGATGTTATTGCTGGTGTGTCAGAAATGATGCAGAGCAGTGATGAAGATGAGATTGAAAAATTGAAAACCACAGCGACAGCAGTCGCCTCAACAGTTGTAGGGAGCCAGGCGGTGGTGGAACCAAATCCAACCGTCACCTGTGCTGTGTGTAAAGAAATCATGGTTGAACATGTTTTTGCTGAGCACACCCGGACTAAACATCCGACCAGCTCTGGAAGGGGTTCCTCCGCAATTACATTTGCGGGGGCTGCAGCGCCATCAATGAAACCGAAGTGTATTACTTGTGGACAGGAATATGAAAGTCTACTCGATCACGCTTCGATTTGTAAAGTGCCAAAGCCAAAGCCGAAGGGTTTATTCGCGAAAGTAAAAACCGCGGCGGAGGAAGTGGCGTCTACCACGAAGGTGGGTTTTGATGCTGCCGCTTACAAAGCCAGACATGCAGGAAAGAATGCATGGGAAGGCGTCACGAAAATGTGGGATCAGACCGAGAAAGGTGCTCAAAAAGCATTGACCGAGGTGAAAGCTAAGGTTGAGTCTGCTGGTGCCTGGAAGGCTGCTACCCTTGCTATCGTGGTGTTGTTATTTCTGGCCATTGGTATCTATTGGTTGGTTCGATTGAATGCTGATGATGAAGGTAAGTTAAAGAAGAAAATCACGAAGAAAGCCAAACGAGCAAAACGCGAGGCCGAAACTGCGGATTCTGATGAAGATGAGCAATTGTCTGAAGCGGAGCGACGTAAGGAGCAATCTGAGCGTGACAAGCAGAAAAATGAAGCCAAGCGTGCCATCCCATCGGGTGGCGGTCGCAGAGCTCGTGGTAATCGAAAGAATGCTGGAAAAGACGCGCAGGATGACACAGATGCGAAAGCTTATGTGGGTCGTACTGGTCGTAAGACCAAAACCGCGTCGGATGATCGTGGGGCAACAACCACTATTGGAAAGAAAGGTGTTCACAAGCAGCGAAATGAGCGTGAACCTGTAACCAATGGTCGTAAAGCCAAACAACAAGATTGGCGCCCACCTTGCAAGAATATTGGGAATTGCAAGAATCATGATGATGATCATTTGCGAAAGTTTTTCCATGGCCAGAAGTGTCGATACGGTGATAGTTGCACAAAGATGAATGATGCAGATCACGTAAAGATATGGTGGCACCCGCAAGAACAAATTGCGGGGAAAGCTCCAGCAAAAGTGTCTGAGGAGAAGTCGGTGAACGTCAAATTCCGTCGGGAATCATTCACTGTTAAAAGAACTTTTCTTGATCAGATGCAAACAGAATTAGCCATTAAACCTGAGATGCTTTTTGGAAAGAAGCGTCAGAAGCCCACGAGTGGGGTAGTGCTTGTTAAATCTAAGTATGGCACTGTTAATGGTTCAATTACAACGGATAAGGCAGGGGTGCCTTGGTGCGTGTGTGTTGATCATGTCTTCTGTGATGATGATGGAAATAATAAGGATGAAGGTCCATTTACCGTCTCATTGAAGTCAGGAGAGTCATGGGATATGAAATCACACGCCGATGCAAAGGTTGATCCATTAGGTCCAGATCTGGTGAGATTTCCCATGCCGCAGAATTACCGTGGAGCCAATGTGTTTCCTACAAAGTTTGGTGCTACTGGTATGCGTTGCCCGGATTCGAATGCCGAGGACGTTTACCACCACGGGATTGTGCCGGGTGAGTCTGAGGTGAGTATATCACACGGGCGAGCTTATGATCGGTTTCATAGTGCCGCAACGACGGAAGGTTGTTGTTCTGGGCCACTGATCAGTTCAAGCGATGGTAAGATCATTGGATTTCATCAGGGTGCATTGCCCTCGGAGAAACTTAATGTTTTTATCCCGGTGACGAAATAGATCCTTTCTAAGTTTAATTTAAACTAGAAGGGCCCGCACATTCTTCCTACCTGGAGAAAATGTGCGGTCAATATTGGCAGTTGTTATTGACTGACTATTTTGACTATGATGGGCCGCCTCCTGTTCCGCAGCATGACCGTGAAAAGTTTGCTCCCCACATGGATTATCTGGGTCGAGTTAAGCGTTTCACGCCGTATAAGGACAAAGTTAGGCGAGATCGTTTCTTTGACGAATTCGTTCGTTCTGGAGCCATAAAGTACAATGAAAGGTATAAAATGGCACAACCAAATAGGCAAGCGATGACGCTTAGTATTTCTAAGTACAATCGACCGCAGCCGACGGAGTTTAATGAGAAAGCCTGGGCAGTTAGCTGTGATTGGGCACTCAAGCACTTCGGGCCAGAAATTGGCAAAACAAGAATTATTGACCATGATAAGGCCAGACGGGATTTAGACCGCACGACAAGTGCCGGTTACCCTTGGTCACGTTATTGGCAAAATAAAGGACAGTTCCTCGATTCCGAGGAAGCACCAAAAGTTGAGAAAATGTTTTGGGATGCCTTACCAAAGGAAGAACATGAACGTTTGATTGCTTTTTGGACTGCAAGTTTGAAACGCGAATTAAGACCCGTTGAGAAATTGGCGGAGAATAAGATTCGGACCTTTACGGCCTCTCCAACAGAGTTGTCCGTTGCCACTACACGTATGTGTTGGGACATGAATAATCGTTTTTACGAGTCGAATAATAAAACTTGGAG